ACTTTTGGTCCCGGTTATTTTTTTTTTTTTTTTTTTTTTTTTTTTTTTTAAAAAAGAGAAAAAGGGTTGTCGTTGGGGTGACGACAACAGTAGGGGGAAGAAAAAGGGGAGAAGCGAGATGGCATGTTAAAACCATAGTTTATAACCAGACTATATAAACCCGGATAAAAAGAGACCCCGCCAGTTGGTTCCAGCGGGGTCTTTGGCGTTGCGGTAAAGTCACTTGGCTTTTTTGGTCTTCTTTTCGACCTTCGCGCCTTCGAAGACCACCGCGCCGTTGTAGATGACGTCTTCGCCCATTCGAATCATGGCGCGGATGCCATTGCCAACACGCATGCGCTTCTGGCCATTGTTTAGGTGCATCACCCGCGACATATCGATGTTGTTCATGTCGGCAAAGTGCAGCAATTCGGTGAGTTTCAGGACCGGGCGTCCCTTGGCGTCGGATGAAGTGAAAAACTTATTGAGAAACTTGGCGATGATATCGTTGCAATCTTGCCCCGTGCCACCGGTGTTCTTGAGTTCCTGATACTTACGGCGATAAGCTTCCTTGACGATGGAACCTTGGTCGTCAGCACCTTCTTCTTCGTCGGTGGTATCTTCGACCGAATCGTCTTCCGCGACGTCCGAGAGGTCCTCTTCCATCTCTTCGATGTCGCCTTCAACTTCATCAACGATGGCGGTGGAAGCCTTCTTTCCGGTGGTCTTCGCGACCTTAAAAGTCTTCGCGGGGGGGACTTCTTCGTTCAGGAAGGAAGCCGAAACGACGTAACGAACGCCGTCCTTATCGAAGTCTCCCGTCTGGACGAAACCGCCGGTAACTTCGAGGATGCCGCGACGGATCAGGCCGTTCACGGCTGCCTTGTACGCCTTGAGGTCACAAGAAACGTTGGCCAGTTCGAACGAAGGAACGATGTTCTTGCGAGCGATGGCCTTGGAAATGATGACGTTCTGGGTGTCGGTGAGCTTGGTGGTCATTGGTGTTCTCCGGTTCAAGTGCGGGTCAAAATCGACCGTAGATGAAATTTACCACATCTTCGAATTGGCGTCAATATATGACGTTTTATCTCGTTTTTGTGGTGCTTCGTTACCATTATCTGGCGTTCAGACAGGTCTTTGTGATAAAATTGACAAGGGAGAAACAACATGCCTGCACTGAAAGACGCTCGATACGAAGCTTTTGCTTTAGCCCTTGCTCGTGGCGCTCCAATCGCCAAGACTTTTGCGGCGATTTATCCCGGCGAACGCAACGCCAAGACTTGTGGCGAAAAGGCTGCCAGACTTCACGCGAAACCGGCCATTAAGCAACGCATTGCCGAAATCAAGGCTCAGCTTGCCGTCAAGACGCCTATCACTGCGCAGCGCGTCCTTGAAGAAATGGCGAAAATCGCATTTTCGAACATTGGTGACTTCTTCGATCTTGATGAAAACGGGGTTCCGCGCATCAATATGGCGAAGGTGACGAAAGACCAAATGGCGATCGTCTCCGAAATCACAATTGAAGAGAAAAATGGCGAGCCGAAAGTCCGATTTAAGCTTCATGACAAGCGCGCTGCTCTTTCGGACCTTGGGAAGCATTTCGGTCTGTTTAAGGACAAGCTCGAAGTTTCGGGTCCAGACGGCGGTCCGATCAAGACGCAAAATTCCTTCGAAGTGTCTCTTCTGGCTAAGGACGAGCGCGAAATGCTTAAACAGCTTCTGTTGATTGCTGCCCAACGGAAAGCTGAACGCGAGTCCGAAACTCCCATGATTGAGCATCAGGAATGAACATTCATTTCGATCCGTCGATAATTGAAGGGATGGACATTGACGCCGCCCTATATGAAATCGACAAAATTAATGCGGAAGACAGTTTAGCTGAATTTGTTAGCCAAGCTTGGCACGTCATCGAGCCGGGACAACCTTATGTTCACGGTTGGCACATCGACATGATTTGCGAACACTTGGAAGCGATCACTTTCAAGGAAACGATCGACGGAAGCCCGTATAATCGGTTGCTGATCAACGTTCCACCGGGCATGATGAAGTCGCTTCTGGTCAACGTTTTTTGGCCCGCTTGGGAGTGGGGACCGCGAAACATGCCACATCTTCGGTATGTTTGCGCTGCCCATAAAGTCGAAAATCTTTCGGCTAGAGATTCGCGCCGTATGCGGCAAATCATCACTTCGGAATGGTATCAGAAACGGTGGGGTGATCGCGTTTCCCTTGCCAAGGACCAGAACGAGAAGCTGAATTTCGTCAATTCAGCCACTGGGTTTCGAATCGCTACCGCCATCACTTCACTAACCGGCATTCGTGGTGATAGGGTCATCATCGACGATCCGCATTCAGTGGATAGTGCTGGGTCCGACGCCAAGCGCGCTGCCGAAGTCGAGACTTTCCTTGAAGCTATTCCAACCCGTCTGAATAGCCCGGAAGAATCGGCTATCGTCGTAATTATGCAGCGGTTGCACGAAAAGGACATTTCTGGCGTCATTATCGATAAGAAGTTGGGTTACGATCATTTAATGCTTCCAATGCGTTTTGATCCGGGACGAGCTTATCCAACGAAGCTTGGGTGGAATGATCCGCGTGAAGACGAAGGCGAACTTCTGTTTCCCCAGCGTTTCCCCGAAAGCGTCGTGGACCGCGACGAAAACACAATGGGTCCGTACGCCACGGCGTCCCAACATCAGCAGTCACCTGAACCTAGGGGTGGTGGCATCATCAAGCGCGAGTGGTGGCAACTCTGGGATCATCCGTCCTATCCACCTATGGACTACGTAATCGCTAGCTTGGACACGGCTTATACCACCAAGACCAGCAACGATCCATCAGCGTTGACCGTCTGGGGAGTGTTTTCGGGGAACACCATCGCCACCCCAACCAAGCAAATTCTTCGGGATGGAAGCATCGAAGACATGGGTGTTTCACGTGAAACGCGTCGTTTCGCGGATGAGCAGCACCCGAAAGTCATGTTGATGTTTGGCTGGTCCGAACGTCTTGAATTACATGACTTGGTGCAGAAGGTCGAACAAACTTGCCGCGACATGCGGGTGGACAAGCTGATTATTGAAAACAAGGCTGCTGGAATTTCGGTGGCTCAGGAAATCCGACGCCTTTATAGCGACGCCGAATTTTCGGTCCAGCTGGTGGATACTGGGGCCAATGACAAAATCGCTCGCCTTTATTCAGTTCAGCACTTGTTCGCGGAAGGTCTGATTTATTCGCCAGACAAATCGTGGTCAGAAATCGTTATTAACCAGTGTTCATCTTTTCCGAAAGCTGCCCATGACGACTTGGTGGACACGACATCTCAGGCTATTAAATTCCTCCGCAGCACCGGAATGCTTAGGCGATACGACGAAGTCAGAAGCGGCATCGAGCAGGAAATGCACCATCGTGGTCTTCCGCCACCATCGCTTTATCCAGTTTGATTGACCACAGTAAGGCGTTGCTGTAAAATTACGGTCTATTCTGCAACAAGAAAGTCGTGTTGCTATGATTCCAGCCAACGCCACCGTTGATGTTATATTACCTTCGACACCCAACGCTATGGGTCAGTTTCAGGTAAGGGTGTGGGCAGCGGACAGTGCGGACATTTACACCAAGACGTATATTATTCACGCCAAGAACGACAATGATGCTGCTAGCCAAGGCATTCGTCGTTTCTGCATGGAATATGAAGCGGCATCGACGCCCGCCCAAGGAGTAGCATGATGCCGATGACCTCCGGATTGGTTCCGAACATTCGCCTAGATGATCAGTCGCCCGAAGAGGAATTCGATGATGGCGACGTTTCGGTTGAAAACGCCGAAGAAGGCGGAGACGTCGAAAACACCAATGAAGACGGTGATGTGATCAACATCGTTCATGATGATGGTTCTATTTCCATCACCTTGGATGGTGGACCTATCAGCCGCGCGTCTCGCGACGAGTTGAATTGGTTCGACAATTTGGTCGATCATATCGATGATATGGAGCTTGGCCGAATTTCGGAAGAACTTCTTCGCGGGGTTTCGGACGATATCTCGTCAAGAAGGGATTGGATTGAAGACCGGGCGGCGGGCATCAAGCTGCTTGGGCTTAAGCTTGAAGTTCCGGGCGCAGTCGGGACCGGTGAAGGCGCACCGGTTGAAGGAATGTCGAAAGTTCGCCATCCGTTGCTGTTGGAAGCGGTGCTTCGTTTTCAGGCCAACGCGCGTTCCGAATTATTGCCGACAGACGGCCCGGTGAAAATCCGGAATGACAGCAACGGTTCGACGCTCGAATTGGACCAGTTGGCCAACGCGCTTGAGAAAGATTTGAATCATTATCTCACCGCGACGGCGACTGAGTATTACCCCGACACCGATCGAATGTTGCTGATGCTAGGGTTTGGTGGCAGCGCTTTCAAGAAGGTATATTATTGCCCACTGCGCAATCGCCCGGTAAGCGAATCGGTGGACGCGGATGACCTTATCGTCAACAATTCCGCCACGGACCTTAGCAACGCCAAGCGCATCACCCACCGAACCTATATGACGCCATCGACCATTAAGCGCCTTCAAATCCTTGGCGTTTATCGGGACGTTGATCTTAGTACCCCGGCGTTTAATAATTATGATGCTCTTCAATTGGAGGAAGCTTCGCAGCAAGGCGTTTCGCTTAACGTCACTAATCCAGATGATCGGGACCACGAAGTCTATGAGTGTTACTGCGAATTAAACATTCGTGGTTTCGAGCATAAATACAAGGGTAAAGAGACGGGTCTGGCGATTCCTTATCGAGTCACCATCGACGTTTCGTCGAAGACGATCTTGTCCATTGTTCGAAACTACGACAAGGATGATAACCTTCCGGAAGCGCGGGTGAATTTCGTCAAGTATACGTTCGTGCCGGGTCTGGGCTTCTACGACATTGGCCTTCTGCACATCCTTGGTAACACGACGAACGCCGTCACGGCTGGTTGGCGCGAAATGCTCGACGCTGGCATGTTCGCCAATTTCCCCGGCTTCCTGATGGCGGATACTGGTGCTCGCCAAAACACCAACATTTTCCGAATTCCTCCGGGCGGCGGTCAGTTGGTCAAGACTGGTGGTATGTCTTTGCGTGAAGCCATTATGCCGCTTCCGTACAAGGAGCCGGGTCCGGCAATGATGAATCTCATTGCTAGCATGGCGGATACTGGCGCTCGTCTAGGCGGTACGGCAGAAATGGCCGTAGGGGAAGGCAAGACCGACGCTCCGGTAGGAACCACTTTGGCGCTTATTGAACAAGCCACCAAGGTGCTTAATTCTGTTCACAAGCGCATGCACGCCGCGCAAGCGTTGGAATTTCAGCTTTTGGTTCGTTGCTTCCGTGAAAACCCCGAAAGTTTCTGGCAGCGACTTCGCAAGCCGTCTTATCCTTGGGATGAAAAGAGCTTCGTCACCGCGATTGATGACGTCGATCTGGTCCCGCAAGCTGATCCCAACACTGCGTCGCATACCCAGCGCTTGATGAAAGTTATGGCGCTAAAGCAGATGCAAGCGTCGAACCCGTCGCTGTATGATCCGATTGCGATCGACATTGCATCGCTCAAAGCTATCGGTTGGAGCAACCCTGAACAGTTTATGGCTCCCCCGGAAGCGCAGGGAGCTACTCCGCCTGAACTCATTAAGGAACAGGTAAAGGCGCAGAACGACACCAAGCGCGCCGACGCCACTGTGATGGATGCCCAGACCCGAGCAAGGGTTGCGGAAGCCAAAGTTCAGTTGGATATGTCGAAAGCTCAGTCCGATGCCGAAAAGAACAACGTCACCATTCAGAAGAGTGAAGGCGAGTTCAATTTGGCCAAGGAAGAGTTGCGACATAAGCAATTAGACCGCGAATCCCGCGAACGCATGCAGTTGACCGACGTTGCCGAAAGGTTGGCGGTTCACCCACAAAGTGCTCCACTCGTTCAGCCGCTGATTGAGCCGATTATTAACGGACTTTAAAATTTTCTTGCATTTCATCTATCCTCCGTCTGTGAGGTGATTCGTGGCAAAAGACCCCAAAACCCAATCGGACCTGCGTCAGCAGGATGATGAGAAAGCGTGGAAAAAATACCACGATGAAATCATTTCTGAGAGCTTAGTGCTCTCAGAGAATGGGTTGCCAGAACAGCGCAAGAAACTCTCCAATGAGGCTCTACGCAAAGGCTTCAAGTATGGATTTGCTGTGCGCTAATGTACGAGTTTTATCGTTCTAACATAAAAGACGCGCTGTTAGATCAAGAGAAGTTCTTGGAATTTCTCAAATCAACAGCGGAGGATGTTGCAGATCAGCATAGCGCCAAGATCGACCTTGATCTTAATAGAAGCGGAAAATATGCTTTTATTAGGTATCATTCGCTTTATAACAATTTCCAAAATGCCTTACCCTCATATGGGTCTTTGCCTAGTGGCTATAAGATGGCTGCGGCGTTGTGTTTTAGTTTGAGACGCGCGCAACCCATTATAAATGTTGGTCCAGCAGCGAAATGGCTGGAGACAATCAGCCTAGGTGAAGCGTCTAGGCAGCTCTTCCCCGATGGAGTGAAGATCAAAAATCCAGAATATGCATCGTTTTTTGGATTTTGCGATGAGGTTTTTGCATTTCAAGCGGGGCTGCGAATCGCGCATTACTATTATTTTGAAGATGCCGCGTTTAAACGCGAAAAATTTATAGGTCGTGAAATGACCGAAGACGAGCTTGGTATGTTTTTTGAGGAGTGTGCTCCAAAAATTCAACCAGAGCTTTATCGCGATATCTTGGTTACATTGCGCGACCATACAAATGGACCATATACAATTTACCTTCTATATCGGTCAATTTTTGGCCTAGGACAAAAAGAGTAGGGGTTAGATATGGCCGCTTTCCACTTTGAACTCGTCTCTCCCGAGAAGCTGTTGTTCTCCGGCGAGGTGGAGTCCGTGGTCGTGCCCGGGGCCGAGGGCGCGTTCACCGTGCTCAAGGACCACGCGCCGGTCATGTCGACGCTGAAACCCGGCCTTGTCGAGGTGTCGCAGGGCGCGGGCAAGGCGCAGCGCCTGTTCGTGCGCGGCGGCTTCGCCGATGTCGCGGCGGGCGCCGCGGCCTCGTATGATTACGAGCCGGAGCAGGGCGACATTCTCGCCGACCTGCTGCCGCGCAACATCTCCGTGCAGATCCTGCGCGCGCTGCTTGAAAACCAGGCGTCGTTCTACGGCTCGCAGATGAGCGCCATGTTGTTGAAGCAAGGGGTCAAGCCGGATGAATTGAAGTGGACTGGCTTCGACGAATGGGCGAAAGACAAGAAGCAGATCACCCGCGACGAGGCTGCTGACTTCCTGAAGAAGAACGCCGTGCCGCTGGAGGAACGGGCGCTGGGCGAGATTCATAAATTCCCACCAAAAGAAATTCAAGAAAAATATCTTAAAAATTATGAAGATGCTAAAAATAAATTTTGGCAAACAAAGTACGGTGATCCAAATTACGAACAAGCTGCTCGCGAGTTTAAGCAGGCTGAAGATAATATGCGAGACAATGTCCCCGGATGGGGGATTTCAAAAAGCGGAGTTACAAATAAATACGAACAATACACGCTCCCAGGAGGTGAAAACTACCGTGAACTGCTGTTGAAGCAGCCAGTTCCTGATCGTCAGGGTGCATTTGCGCGCGGCGAATCTGCGCCTACATATCAATCCGGCCATTGGGACGATCCAAACGTCCTCGCGCATCTTCGCATGGCTGACCGCGTCGATCCGCAGGGCCGCAGGGTTCTGCATCTTGATGAAATCCAAAGCGACTGGGGTCAAGCTGGGCGTGAGCGGGGATTCGTCGGATCAGATGCTCATAAAGCATATCTTGCTCACGCTGATGCTCTAAAAGCAGCCGAACAAGAGTCAGCCAATTTGATGCGGCTGGCCTCACAGCGGCTTGGGAGAATTAATTTCACATACGAAGAAGCGAGAAGAGTTGTCCCAGAACTTGATGCTGCATCAAGAAGGCAATCCGATCTTTATTTTAGTGGACCAAGTAAGCCGGACGTTGTTCCCGCCGCTCCTTTTGTCGAGTCAACGCCTAAATGGACCGATCTTGCGTTGAAGCGTGCTCTGGTCGAAGCGGTTCGCGGTGGTCATGACGTCCTTGCTTGGACGCCGGGGGCTGAGCAAGCGGCGCGGTATGATCTGAGCAAGCAAATTGACAAAATAACATATCGACATAATCCAGACGGAACAGTTTCGTTTGCTCCGTATAAGGGAGATAGCTTGCTATCAAATGCCGTTATGGAGAATGTTCACCCGGACAAACTATCAGAGGCTCTGGGTAGAGATGTCGCCGAAAAAATTATCGGCAAGCATGGAATTGATGATAGCGGTGTCGGCACTATTTCCGGTCTCGACCTTCAGACCGGTGGCGAGGGCATGAAGGGCTACTACGACAAGATTGTCCCCAACCAGTTGCAGACGCTCGCCAAGGGGCTGGACCCGGAGGCGCGGATCAGCACGATTGATATGCCGGTCGGAGAGCGCACTGTTCCGATGCAATCCCTAGAAATTACTCCGATGATGCGCGAGAAGGTTAAGCAGGGTCTTCCAATGTTTGCGGACGGTGGAGAAGTTGCCGAGAAATCAAAATTTGACGGCGAGCATGTTCTGAAACACTTCAAAAACCTTCATCCGGAACCCATCGATAACCCAAAGATGACTGATTGGGTTAATAGAACCAATTGGGTGCTATCTCATGTGGCTCCGGAAAACATTCCGAGCATGGACGATGACGTCTACTATGACAAAGAACCCTTCGGAAGGGTTATGGATATCGACGAAGGGTGGGTGAATAGGCTCGCTGGTATGATGAAGCATGGTCACGAACCCGCTCCAATCGTCATGGGACCCGGAAAAAGCATCATAGACGGTAATCATCGTGCTCAAGCGGCCAAGATGATTGGTCGAAGCATTCCGGCATATATTCCGGAGGATTCCGGAGAGTTGGTTGATAACCCAAGGCCGTCCAATGAAGGTAGTCGTCCCGTCTCCGACGTCCCTGTTGCCACCGGTAGTACTACTCCTAACGACAATAAAAATTTAAAAAAGAAAAGAATATTATAAAAACCAACCAACTGTCTGAAACACCTTCCGTGAAACGCGCTCTTGTGTTAACGTCTAAATGTTCGGCTCGTAACCGCGCGAAGCCGTAACACTTTTCAGCGGTTCGGGGACGCCCGACATATTCCATGGAGTAGCCGAATGTATGAAATGGCCAAAAAGGGGCGAGACGCTCTAAAGTCGAAGGCCCGCCGACTCGCTGGTGAAGCTAATCAGAAGGTGGATTCGTCCGATTGGACGCCCGCCGAACCGCTTAACGCCGACGTTAAGACCGGTCTTCGTCCCGTTTCGCGCCGCGCGTATAAGTCGGGCGGCAAGGTTGAAGGTGATGATTCGGATCAGCGTTCGGATCGCGCCCCGCGTTCGTCGGCCAAGACTATCGCCGTCGCCAAGATGAATCGCAATATTAAAGATGCTAACGAAGAGCGCGAAGGCGAAACTCATGTTGGCGGAATGAAAAAGGGTGGCCGTACCGGTAAGAAGTATGGTGGCTCCAAGGGCATGGACCTGAATGAGTTGGTCCCCGAAGATATGCGCAAGCGCATTGAGAGTGGTTACGTCAAGACGCCGACGACGCCCACCAGCGACACCACTCCGCCCAACCGTCCCAAGTCGCTTGATGGCGATTATTTAGGAATGGGTGAAGACGAAGCCCGCCGCATTATGAACATGCCACGCAAGTCCGGCGGCAAAGTCAATCTTGGCCCGCAGTCGATGCCGGGTGGCAAGGCGGCGGTTTCCACCAAGGCTCAGAAAGCCATTGAGTGCAAGGAAGAGGCTGCTTCTAAGCCGTCTCGTGGCAAGGCCGGTCATTATGCGGACGGTGGTGAAACCGTTCCGACTGGCACCAAGGCTGGTAAGCCTGTGATTCCCGGAATGAAGTCGGGTGGCAAGCTTGGTCAGCGTGCTCGTCTTGCGGAAACCCTTAAGGGTATCAACAAGAAGGAAGGTGGTCGCACCGGCAAGTTTTATGGTGGCGCTATGGGCGATGGCTCTATGATTGCCCCCGCAATGGGTGGTGGCATGGCTTCGTCCATTGGACAGCAACCTATGGGTGGTATGGCTCCGGCTATTGGCCCCGGTGGTTTCTCGTCGGCTCCGGTTGGTATGGGAATGGGCGCTCCCCGCATGGGCCGCAAGTCTGGTGGTTCGGCTGGTAAAGCTCGCACCAACATCAACATTGTGATTGCGTCCAAGCCGACTGACGGTCAAGCCCCCGGTGGTCGTCCGCTTGGTGGTCTCCCGGCTCCGCTCCCGCCCACTCCCGGTGGCATGCCGATGCCCCCGATGGGTGGTGGTGCTCCCGGTGGCATGCCGATGCCCCCGATTGGCATCCCGCCCGGTCCCGGTGGTCTGCCGTCGCCGCGTAAGACTGGTGGTCGCGTTTACAAGTCCTATAAGGACATGGACGCTGGTGCGGGTTCGGGTGAAGGACGTCTTGAAAAGACGGAAATTCAGAAGAATAAGCGCTGATTAGAATAATCCTGTAGGTTTGCGCGATTATCTACAGGATTAAGGGGCGGGGTGGTGAACCCTCTTCATCATCCCGCTCCGTTACTAACAGAAGAGGGCCGCAGAGAGGGTGCGGAAATGTTAACTAAACAACAATACATGCACGATTCGTTGCGCAAGCTTATTGTGCAAGAAATTGACCGAATTACGCTCATAATTATTTCTCCCCATTCCAATTTGGACTTGGTGGAGTATAGGCGTAAGATTGGTTATATCGAAGGTCTACGAGCCACATTGGACTTGTTGACTGAAGCTGAAAATATCGCTGAACGCGCATATTAAGAGGGAAAATCCATGCCGCACGTTCCTATGTTGCACGATGTTGATCCGATTGCCAAGCTTTTGTCCGAAATTGGCGACATCAGTGGTCTTGAAATTTTTAATAATCAGGTGTTGGTCGCGGTGTATATTCGCCCTACCAAGACCAAAAGTGGCATTTATTTTGCCGACAAAACCATCGACGAAGATCGACACCAGTCGAAAGTTGGTCTTATCGTCAAGAAGGGTCCGACTGCCTTCGATGACCCCAACGGTGAATGGTTCCAGAACGAGTCCTTTGAAGAAAAGGATTGGGTGGTGTTTCGCCCTTCGGATGGTTGGCCCATCACCGTTAACAACGTCCTGTGCCGCATCCTTCAAGATGTTCAGGTTCGTGGACGAGTGACGCACCCGGATTTGGTGTACTAAGGAGGGAATGATTATGGCTAACGACAAGAACGAACCCGATCTGGAGCTTGAACTCGAAGACGAGATCAAGTCAAACGAACCGGAAATCCAAATTGAAGACGAACCTGAAAAGGTAATCAAAAAGGAAGACCCAGACGTTAAAGACCCGTCTGCTGCTATTGCGGAACTTCGTCGCAAGCTTAACGAAGCCGAAGGCCGGGCTAAAGCGGCACAGGATTCCGCCAATGCAGAAGCCGCCCGCGCTAATAAGGCTAACATTGAAGTCGAGGATACTAATCTTCGTCTCATTGATAACGCCATTTCCATGGTTAGAACTGAAAACGACATCTTGAAGTCCAACATGCGGGTAGCATTGGCTTCGGGTGACCATGACAGGGTTGCTGAAATTCAGGAATCTATGTCTATCAACGCCGCCAAGTTGGTTCAGCTTGAGAATGGCCGCGATGTGATGCAGACGCAAGCTCAGGCCAAGCGCGAAGCTCCTTCGTTCTCCGATCCTCTGGATTTGTTCAAATCGAGGGTGTCGGCTCGATCGGCGGCGTGGGCGGACCAGAACCCTGAGTTCATTCGCAATCCGCGACTGTTCCAGAAAGTGGTGGCTGCTCATAATCTCGTTACCGCGGATGGAGCCGTTCCGGACACCAACGAGTATTTTGAAGCCGTTGAAAACATCTTGGGGATCAATCGTTCCCGTCATGAAGATTCCCCCGATGATTCGGCGTTGTCTTCGGCTGCTTCTCCCACTCAGCGCCGATCTGCCCCTGCTGCTGCTCCGGTTTCCCGTTCTCCCGGTGGTAATGCCGCTCGTCCTAACGTTGTTCGTCTGTCTGCTGCCGAACGAGAAATGGCGAAGATGATGAACATGACGGACAAAGAGTATGCGGTGAATAAGATCGCCCTTCAAAAAGAGGGTAAGATGGGATGATTAAGCCTTCCATCACTTCCGATAAAGTAAAAGATATCTTGGAAAACAGCATTCATCCGCGAGTTACGGAAGAAAGCATCCAAGATAAAATCGACATGGTGTGATATGTGGTGGACGAAACCACTACTATTTGCATCATTGTTATGAAAAATGGATTTCGATTTGTTGGAACTAGCACCCCCGCTTCTTTCAAGAATTTCAATCCAGACGTTGGGCGCTTTTATGCATATGAAAACGCCTTTCGAAAAATTTGGCCCTACGAAGGGTATCTTCTTCGTGAACAACTTCATACTAAGGGAGAGTAGTTATGGAACCCGTTAAAAAGACCCCGATTAAGTCTAATTCGCCGGAAGTTAGTCGTGCGGAAATTCGTCCCCCGGTTCGCGAGGAAAGCCCTTCCGAGCGTGCGGCTCGCCGCGCCGAAGAAATCCGTGGTCATCTGGGAGACATGGATGAAGGCACGGACGAATTTTATATCTCGAAGGATATGATTCCGGACGGGTGGACTTATGAGTGGAAACGTCGTTCCATTCTCAATCAGGAAGATCCGGCTTATGCGGTCCAGTTGGCGCGAGAAGGTTGGGAAGCAGTTCCGGCTAAGCGTCACCCCCAGATGATGCCGGGTAATTCTACCCATGACGTCATCGAGCGCAAAGGCATGGTTTTGATGGAACGACCGAGCGAAATCACGGAAGAGGCTCGAAACATCGAAATTCGTCGCGCTCGTCAGCAGGTTCGCATTCGCGAATCGCAGCTTAGCTCCACCCCGGAAGGGCAGATGGATCGTGGCAAAGCTGACATCAAGAAGTCCTACTCGCCTATTATGGTCCCCGAGAAATAAATTCGGGCATATCTCGTCCGGCCTTCGTTAATTCGTTGGCCGGACGATTGTATTCGAAACTTACTTGACAACCATTGGTTTTTCTGATAGTCTACTTTTTGTCTTTCCCCCGGTGTGGAAAGTTTTTATGTTTTCCGGTTCATAAGTCGCCCCGGTGCGCGATGACGAACCTTCTCGCAAAAGGAGGCAACCGTCATGGCGAACACGTATGCGCCCTTCGGTTTCCGTCAGTTCAGCGGCACTGGTTCCGCGCCGACCTATGAACAGGTCGTCGTGAAGATCAAGTCCGATTACTCGACTCGAATTTTCTTCGGTGATGCCGTCATTCCGGTTAACACTGGCTACATTCAGCGCGCTACGGCTTCGACCGTCCAGATTGCTGGTGTGTTCGTTGGCTGCAAGTACCTTTCCGTTTCGCAGAAGCGCACGGTTTGGTCGAACTTCTGGCCGGGTTCGGACAACAGTGGTGATGTCGAAGCTTACATCATCAACGATCCGAACGCCAAGTTCTTGGTTCAGGCCAAGTCCAACACCAACATCACGCAGGCAGACATCTTTGCTAACGTCCAGCTTTCGGACGGTACGGATGTTGGCACGTATGGTGGTAACACGGCTACCGGCATCTCCTATATGGCAATCACTGCTCCGGACGTGACGGCTACGCTGCCCTTCAAGATCGTTGGTCTTGTCACCGATCCTCCGGGTTCGAATGGCACGGACACGGCGTCGAATGGCAACTATGTCATCGTTGCCTTCAACAACGCGACTACCCGCACCAATGGTGCTGGCCCGGTCGGCATCTAATAGGAGCGTTTACCAATGGCCGTTAATCTTTCCGCCATCAAGGATCTGCTCCTTCCCGGTCTTCGTGGCATCGAAGGCAAGTACGAGCAGATTCCGTCGCAGTACGACAAAATCTTCACGAAGCACAATTCGAAGATGGCGCTTGAACGCACCGCTGAGATGCGCTTCCTTGGCCTCGCCCAGCTTAAGACGGAAGGTGGTCAGACATCTTTCGACAACGGCGCTGGCGAACGCTACGTCTACAATCAGGAGCACACGGAAATCGCTCTTGGTTACGCGATCACCCGCAAGGCGATTGACGACAACCTCTATAAGACCCAGTTCGCCCCGTCGAACCTTGGCCTTATGGAGTCGTTTCAGCAGACCAAGGAATTGTACGGCGCGAATGTGCTGAACACCGCCACGGTCTACAACGCTTCGGTTGGTGGCGACGGCAAGTCCCTTTGCGCGACCGATCACCCGATCGATAGCGGTACGGTTGCCAACCGTCCGACCGTTGACGTTGATCTGAACGAAAGCACGCTGCTGAATGGCATGATTTCCATTCGCACGAACTTCCGCGATCAGGCTGGCCTCAAGGTCTTCGCTCGTGGTCGTCGTCTTGTCGTTCCCCCGGCGCTTGAACCGGTTGCGATTCGTCTTACGAAGACGGAACTGCGTCCCGGCACTGCCGATAACGACGTCAATGCGATCATGATGACTTCCGGTGGTCTTCCGGAAGGCTATATGGTCAATGATTATCTGACGTCTGCCAAGGCTTGGTTCCTTCTGACGAACATCGACGGTCTCTCTTATATGGAGCGCACCAAGTTCGAGACGGATATGCAGGTGGACTTCTTCACCGACAACCTTCTGGTCAAGGGTTACGAACGTTACAGCTTCGGTTATTATAACTGGCGCTCGATTTACGGTTCGTTCCCGACCTAATGGTCAAATTAAAGGGCGGGAGAAATTCCGCCCTTTTTTCTAGGCTTCCGACCACGCAGACCGGCCTAGCGGACGCTGCACAGACTTCGTGGTTAACTCGTGCAGGAGATAGCAAATGGGTACGTCTACTTTTACTGGTCCCCTTAAGGCTGGTAACGTTTTGGACACGACTGGCACTGCTGCCGGTTCCGTCAAGAATGTCGGCTTTGCTCGAATGAGCCAGCAGGCTGCAATCGTGCAGTCGGCCACCGCCGCCGCGACGGCAATCGTCATCCCCGCTTATAGCACCATCGTCTCGATCAATGTTCTGGTCACGGCTGCGTGGTCGAGCGCGACGACGACCTACACCGTTAGCGTCGGTACGTCCGCCACCGCTACGGAGTTGGTTGCCGCTACGAATGCTAATGCCGTTGGTCTTCTGTCGCTCACTCCGGGGACGGATGCCACCAAGACCGGCCTCTGGGTCAATGTCGGCGCGAACGATGTGATTATCTACGTCAAGTCCGGCGCTCCGGACACGATTCCCGGCGCTGGCACTCTCGTCGTCAGCTATGTTCAGGCAGCGAACGCCTAATTTTGGAGGCTGTTATGGGTGCTTATAAAGGTAAGGCTTCGGTTTTCAAGGAAGCCGACGAAAAGACGGACGGCTTCAAAAAGGGTGGCAAGGCCGAAAACAAGGTCATGTCGGAAGCGGCGGAAGGCCGTAAGCCCCGCAAGTCTGGTGGTGGCGTTTTTTCGGCGGCTTCGTCGGGTACGCCCCGTGGCAAGGCTTCTCATTACTGATAGCTTTCCCTCCCAAGCTTTCAGTGATTTGAACAGCGGGGGCATTCGTGCCCCCGTTTGCCATTGCAACAATAATTAAGTTTCGTGTTATAATGATTCGAAACTAGCACGCTGAATAAAAAGGTGCGTCGATGCAAGCCAAAACCATTAATGTTGGACCTATTACAGCGGCAGTTGGAAATCAGGTCTGCGCTTCTCAGACGCCTCTTGCAGCCGGTGCGCTTACGATTGGTGGTGCGGGCGCGTCGAATGGTGTTGCAACGTTTACCGGGTCGTCGTCTCGTCAGGTGACGATTACGTCGGGTGGTGGTAACGAAAGCAACAAAACGTTCGTCGTTACCGGAACAGGCCCGAATGACGAGGTGATTTCTGAAACCATTATCGGACCCGGCGCTGGTCTTACGGTCACCACCGTTGCGTATTTTAAGACCGTGACGAGCGTCACTGTATCAGCCGCGACGGCGGGTGCGGTGACTGTGGGAATGACCAACACCGGTTCGTCTTCTTGGGTCCGATTCGATGATTTTGCCCCTAGCAACATTTCCATCCAGTGCGTTGTTAGCGGTTCTTCGACTTATTCGGTTCAATCCACTCTTGATGATCCGAATGACCCCGTGTATCCCGTCTCGATAGCGTCTATGTCGTGGGTGGATAGTTCCGATGCGGCGGTTGTCGCGGCGACGACTACGAAGCAGTCGAATTTCCTGTTTGCTCCGAAATACGCGCGCCTCGTCGTAACGACGACTAGCACGGGCTCTGTGCGCGGCACGTTCCTTCAAAGCAGCAACGGACCGATCTAATGGCTGGATTGTCGTCGCCAACCGGCCTGACGCAGACGACCGGGCTTTCCGTCAAGAACGGCGAAAGCATCGGCAACGGCCTGTCGTTTCAGGGGTTTGGCGCGGCTCCGCCCGGTCCTCCCGGCGCGAATGGTATTCTTTTGGAAGGCAGCCTGACGGACTTCCTCATGGAAGAGGACGGCACGTCATTTTTGCTTCAGGAGTGATTTAGATGGCGAACTTGCCAATCTCGGGTTTGACGGCTTCCGCCTCTAATCTTGCTGCCACTGACGTTACGCCGGTTGTCCAAACGACTGGCGTCGGCCCCGTGAAAATGACGGGCCTTCAGTTCGCTGGTGGCCTTCTCGGCTCCACGGTGCTGACTGGCTCGACCGTCACGACATCGCAGCCGCTCTTCGACCTGACCCAGACGTGGAACGCTGGCGCGGTCACGTTCAGCGGCCTGAAGCTCAACGTCACCGACACGGCATCGACGGCGGCTTCGTTATTGATGGATTTGCAGGTTGGTGGAACAAGCAAGTTTAAGGTCGATAAATCTGGAAGCATTACATTCAACGCTGCAACTGGAACGTATTATAATGTATCGGCATCGGGCGATGCAACTAGCGGATATTATTTGAACAATAATGTTGGCGGAATATTTTTAGGAACATCGTTTGATGCCATCCTCACCCGCCGCGCCGCCGCCAATCTGCGGCTAGGCGCTGCCGACGCCGCCGCGCCTGTCCCGCAGACGCTGAGCGTGCAATCGGTCGTCGCGGGCACGAGCAACACGACTGGTGCTGACCTGATTATCACAGGGTCGCAGGGAACGGGCACTGGCGCTGGCGGAAAAATCCGCATTCAGGTCGCCTCCCCCGGGTCAGCCGGCACGGCCCAAAATGCCCTTGTAGACGCAATCACCATCAATAGTGACAAGAGCGTCTTATACGCTGGAAACGTGCTCGGGAGTTACTTTCAATCATCTGGAAATATGACCGCCGGTCCCAACAACCTGCATAACTTCCTTGGGCGTGGGGGTCTTGGTTCGACAGCGGATGGGTCTTATTATCTAAAAAACAACGCCGGAACCGGGTTCACCTCCCTCCAACTTGGCCCCCCCACGGCGAGCTTTGTGGCCCTTAAGTTGTCTGGAACGACAATTCAGACGCGCCTCGGGGATGATACCGCCTTCACGGCAATCCAAGGCAAACTGACCACAGACACGGCCTATACGGCTGGCGCTCCCACGGTTACAGGATACATCACAATTTACGACAGCACCGGAACGGCCTATAAGGTGGCTGTTGGAACATAAGGGGGAAGCATGGAACCGACTATCAATATCGAACTGACGGCGTCTGAGGTGCAGGCGCTTGGCGCGCTGATCGACGCTGCAGTCAAGGCGACGGGCATGCAAGGTGCAAAGGCTGCGATGCCGATCTATGCGAAGCTGGAGGCCGCCGTCGCCACCGCCAATAACTCCGTCGCGAAGGAAGAACCCGGTGCCTGACATCAAATACGTTAACAACGTCAATCAGATGTCCTGCTACCCGGAACACGGCGGCGAGACGGATGTCGTGTTCTCGGTCCTGTGGACGATGAGCGGCACGGACGGCACCTACAACGGCAGCTTCTCGGCTTCGACGGAACTAACCTACAAGGGCGGCCCCGACTTCACGCCCTATGATCAGCTTACGCAGGATCAAGTGCTTGGTTGGGTCATGGATGCCGTTGACCCGGAATATCTCAAGAACATGCAGGCGCAGATCGCTAAGCAGATTGCCGATCAGGCTAATCCGCCAGTCGTGACGCCGCCGCTGCCGTGGAATATTCCGGAAGAAATTGTTGTGGAAACCGTTTTGTAATAAAGTGGAATAACAAGGTGGTGAGTTATGGCAACAAGCGGCACTTATACATTTAATCCGTCGCTTGGCGAACTGACTCTTTATGCTTTTAATCTGATCGGCATTAGAAACACTGCGTTGCTTCAAGAGCACATGGAAAGCGCCAGAATGGCGTCTAACATGTTGCTTTCTAATTGGAGTAACCGTGGCGTTAATTTGTGGGCGGTGGATTTGGTCACCGTTCCGTTGGTGGCTGGTCAGTCTACTTATCCAGTCGATTCCAACACCGTTACAATGCTGGACGCATACGTGGTGTCGGGTGGCGTCGATCGTATCATCCTTCCGATCAGCCGCACAGAATACGCTAGCTACCCAAACAAGGCGCAGCAAGGCGTAACGACCGTTTTTTGGTTTGATCGTCTGATTTCTCCGGAAGTTACGATTTGGCCAGTTCCGGATGGGAACAGCGAAACGTACCTAAAATATTATCGTGTGCGTCGAATTCAAGACAGCGAACTCCAAGGTGGTCAGCAAGTTGAAGTGCCATCTTTGTGGCTGGATGCTTTTGCATTTTCACTAGCATTTCGTTTGTCTTTAGTGTGGGCCCCCCCCATGGCTCAGGTGTTGAAGTCCCTCGCGGACGAATCCTACCAGATCGCTGCCGATCAAAACGTTGAAA